CAGGAGTTAAAACATTTACTACATCTTATACATTTACAGCAGGTACAGTTTATTGGTTGGGTTGTTATTCAAGTGCGAGTGTTTCAGTAAGTGTACTTGATGCTGCTCAAATGACACCAATATCTACTAATGCTTTTGGTACAGCTTACTCTAATGTCTTTGCATCTGCAACTTTTGGTTCTGCACCATCTACACTTGGTACAGCTACTCTATCATCATCAACAAGTAATCTATGTGCAATAAATTTAACAGCAGCATAATATGACACAAATAAGAAATGAAATTTACGACAAGAATGGACTTGTTGAAGTAGTTTTTATTGAAGTAGAAGAACCTACTCAAGAAGAACTAATTGCTGAAAAAGAAGCGCAAATTTTAGCTTTGAATGAAGAATTAAAATCTTTAAAAGGAGAATAGATGAAAAGTAACTATTTAGCAACTTTATATTTTATAGCGGGTTTTTTAACTTCGTTTTCTTTAATGTTTCAAGGCACAGAACCCTACATTAATTTGGCAGGAGTTACTTTGTTTTTATATTTAACTTTCAGTTTAACTGAAGCACTTGAAGAATTATGAGACTACAACTATATTTATTACTTTACACAATTAAAAATTCCGCTTTGAAACTTATAACAATTTGCTTTTCGTTTTTTTTACCTATTAGCGGAATACTTGGACTTTTATTTGCGTTGATATTGTCGGACACGGCAACAGGAATTTGGAAAGCAAAACATCAAAAACAAGAAATCACATCACGCAAACTTTCGGCAATAGTTTCTAAATTACTTTTATACGAGTTGACGGTTATACTTTTTTATTTAATAGATTATTTTATTCTTAACCAAATAATTTTACAATTCTTTTCCGTTCCATTAATGCTTACAAAAGTTTTAGCGTTGGTACTTGCTTCAATAGAAGTTATGAGTATAAACGAAAATTACAAAGTTGTTAAAGGAATAGATTTATGGCAGTCGGCAAAATTATTGTTTGCACGAGCAAAAGACATTAAAGACAATATAAATAAATTAAAATGAATTTAAGCGCACACGTTACACTTGCAGAGTTTGAAAATTCACCTACTGCAACAACACACGGAATAAACAACAAAATGAGTTTGTCACAAATTGAAAGCGCTAAACTTTTATGTGAAAACGTGTTTGAACCTTTAAGAATTCACTTAAACACACCGATTAAAATTAGTTCGGGTTTTCGTTGCGTACAGCTTAATAGAATGATAAAAGGAAGTTCGACAAGCCAACATACAAAAGGCGAAGCAATGGACATAAAAATAGACGCTAAAGGGTTTCATTTTATAAAAGACAAGTTAGAGTTCGACCAGCTTATTTGGGAGTTTGGCAACGATGAAAACCCGCAATGGGTTCACGTTAGTTATAAAAAAGGTGGAAACAGAAAACAAGTTTTAAAAGCATACAAGCAAAATGGCAAAACTAAATATTCTTCTTATTAGTCTTTTTCTTTATTCGTGTTCGGCACAATATCACCTGAACAAAGCAATAAAAAAAGGTTATGTTTGCGAAGACATAGCCGACACTTTGACAATAACAAAACTTGACAGCGTTTTAGTTACAAAATTTGACACAACTTATTACGAAACTTTTTTAAGAACATTTGACACTATTATACAATGGCGAACAGAGTACGTTCCAAAAACACGATTAGACAAAAAAATTGAGTATAGAATTAAAATAAAAACTATTTACAAAGATAGGATAGTTGAAAAGGCAAAAGCAAAATCTGAAGGTCAAAAGGCAAAGTCTGAAGCAAATAGCAATCGTCCAAAAGGCAATTTAAATTTATTATTTGTTGGAGTTGGAATAGGTTTACTACTTTCGTACTTATGGAAGTACGCAAAAAAATCATTAATCTAAATTTTTTATGAAAAATAACAGCGCAAGGTTTCGACTAAAACAGGACGAAATCGAAATACTTATGCAGTATCGCGGAATAAAAAACGCAACGGACGAAGCTGGAGTAGATGACAAAGACGTAAAACACGGATGGCTAAAAACAAAACAAGCTTCTTTGTTCTTTAAGAACCCAAATTTTAAACAGGAAGAAATAAACGAAATACAAAGAATAAAAGACGAATGTATAAAAGAAGTTAAAGCATACGCTCCGAAATATCACGCAATAGAAACAATAAAAAGCGAAGACACGCATTTACTTGTTATAGATATTGCAGACCTTCACATAGGAAAACTTGCAACAGCATTTGAAACAGGCGAAGATTATAATTCACAGATAGCCGTTAAACGTGCAAAAGACGGAATGCAAGGCATTTTAGACAAAGCAAAAGGATTTAATATAGACAAAGTATTATTTGTTGCAGGAAACGACATTTTACACACCGACAACACCAGACGAACAACTACTGCAGGAACACCACAAGACACAGACGGTATGTGGTACGACAATTTTATAATGGCTAAAAACCTGTACATTGATTTGTTAGAAAAGTTATTAAGTTTCGCTGATGTTGAAGTTGTTTACAATCCGAGTAATCACGATTTAACGCACGGTTTCTTTTTAATGCAACTTATAGAAGCACACTTTGCTAATAGTACAATCAATTTTAACGTCAATTTGCTACACAGAAAAGCGTTTAAGTACGGAAACAATCTAATCGGAACTACACACGGAGACGGAGCAAAAATCGAACACTTACCTTTATTGTTAGCTACGGAGTTTCCTATTTTATGGAGCGAAACTAAACACCGATATATTTATTCGCATCACGTTCACCACAAAAAAAGTACCGATTTTATTGGTTGCACGTTTGAAACGTTACGCAGTCCTTCAGGTTCAGACAGTTGGCACCATAAAAACGGATATACAGGCGTTCCAAAAGCGGTTGAAGGTTACATACATCACAAAGAATTTGGGCAAATCGCACGATTAACACATATTTTTTAATATATTTGCAATTCATAGTTAATAAAAAGAAAACAGTTATAAGCTTCCCAGCACGTAGCTGTTTTTTTTTGTCAAGTATTTTGCACCATAAACTTGACTTTTTAAGGTTATAACCCTAATAACAATTAAAATTTTAAGGGTTTTACCTTTATAATAGTACGATATTAAGTAAAATTCACCTTAATTAAGTGTTTTACTTATTTAGAATTAATATAAATTACACTTTTTTCTATTCAAAAAACCTAATAAACACAAGGGTTTTAAAAAATAATTAAAAATAAATTAAAAATAATTGTTAAAAAGTATTGTATTTATTAAAATAGTATATATATTTGCATATAATTATTAACGAAAACAAAAACAAATACTATGAAAACAGAAATTGAAACAACAAAAAAAATTATGAACTTATTACTTGAATGTGTAAAGGATAAAAATATTTCTATAAAAGAACGAAATGTTTATTATTCTGAATATTTACAACTTGCAAAAAATTTATTGATTTTAAGTAAATAAAAAAACAAGGGGTGCGACTTGGTAACGCACACTAATTTAAAAGCTATGAAAACAGAATTTAACAAAGTAATTGACTTCTTGGAAACACAACAACAGGAAAACAAAATAAACACAAACCAACTGCATTTAATCATTCAAACTTTATGTACATTTTTAGACGATGAGCAATTGCAGGAAGTAGAAAATTTATTTAACCAATTTAAAAAATAAGACTATGAAAAATTTAATTGATTACTTTACACCAACAACCGAAGAACACAAATCGTTTTTAAGGCACTTTTTAAGCACTCTAACGGCTTTTATAGTGTTGGGTGGTATGTTCTATTGTTTAATGTATTTTAAAGCGCTGTAAGATGGAAAATAGAATTTTAGAAATTCACCATAGAGAATGGATTTTAAACTACGAGTTTTTAGGTTGGCAATACCAAATATTTGGAACTTGGGAATTTAAAGACTACGACGAAGTTTCAGAGTTTGCATTTATTGAATTAGACGTTGATGTTTCGGAAAAGTGGATTATTGAAACAGACGACCATTTACAACCGCATATTATTAATATTCGTATTTTAGAAGATGTACGACTTGAAATGCAGGAAGCAATAAATTCAGATTTAGCAAATTATAATTTTTGGGAATGGAAAGCAAGTAACGATGAAAGTAACTATAATTTTTACCACGAACTATGAACACAGGAACGATATACGAGCAAATGGATTGGTGGCAACGACAATGGCGCGGTTCATTTGATTTAGGGTTATACCTTGAAATTTGCAGAATTAAAAAAAACGAAAACCAAATACAAAAACCTATGAAACGATTTAAAGCAACATTTAAAACTTGGGCGTATGTTGGCGCACCTGTTAAGTTAGAAACACGAATAGTTGAAGCGTACGATATTCAGCACGTTAAAAACTTAATACAAAAAAACGATGATATTATTTTAGAAATTAAACAAATAGAACAATGAAAACAGCAGTAGAATGGTTATTTGAGCAATTAGATATTTCACAAGGATATGAAAGTGCTATTGACATACTTCAACAAGCAAAAGAAATGGAAAAACAACAAATGAGAGAAGCAAGTTGCCCATACGTTGGTGGTTGGGAAGATGATGACTTTGAATATTGGTATAATGAAACCTATAAAAACACGGAACAATGATAGAACTAATAAAAGAAATAATAGAACAAGACGGACTTGCACAAAAAAACCGAAAACGTGAAATAGTACACCGAAGAATTTATTTGTTTAGGAAGCTGCGAGAAGACGGACACACACTTAAAGGAATTGGAAGCTTGTTTAATATGAACCACGCAACTATACTACACGGTTTAAAAACTTACCAAGACTTAAGCGATACAAACGACAAGTTATTTTTACACGACATTGAATACTACAAATTACTTTTGAGTTTAGAACGTCCAGAACTTGACTTACGAAAAGAAATAAAAGAAGCAAAAAATTTAGTTGACTTGCGTAAAATTCAAGCAAGAATAAAAAATAATTTATTTTAATTCGTGTTTATGTTAAATTAATTATTAAATTTGCAATATGGTTCGGTCTCACGTAATAGAACAAAAAAAATTATTAACCCTTGTTAATGAAGCAGAAGTGAGACCCTGCGGATTCAACAGGGGTTTTTCATTTAAAAAAATTAAAAGTATGAAAGGTTGGATTAAAATACACAGGTGCTTATTAGAAAACCCAATTTACAATTGTGAGCCATTTGATAGGACACACGCTTGGATTGATTTATTATTATTAGCAAACCACAAAGAAGGATATTTTTATAAACGTGGTATTCGTATTGATGTAAAAGAAGGGCAAGTTGGTTACGATATTGATAGTTTAGGTAAGCGCTGGAAATGGTCAAGGGGCAAAGTTGAAAGGTTTTTAAATTCGTTAGAAAATGATAAAAATATAGTAAGGCAAAAAAACAATGTAACTACTTTAATATCAATAGTTAAGTACAAAGAGTATCAAGCAAACGATAAAGCAAACGAACACCAAACAATAAAGCAAACGAACACTAACAAGAATGAAAAGAATAATAAAGAAAATATATATAGGGAATTTCAACATTTATTTATAACCGAAGACGAAGTAAAAAAGTTATTAGATAAACATACAATTACACAAATAAACAACGTATTAAACGACATTGAAAATTACAAGCAAAATACTAAATATAAAAGTTTATATTTAACGGCTGTAAAATGGCTACAGAAAAACGAACCAACTTCAGAAGGTATTTCACCTGAAGAAATAAAAGCAAGAAAATATGGATATATTAACTAACGGTTCAGCACTTGATTATTTATTGAACTACAGAGACGGCAAAATTAAACACGGTTTAGAACTTGGAAATGGACTTGATGACTATTTAAAATTTAAACGTAAACAAGTAAACATAATTTTAGGACACGACAACGTAGGTAAAACTTACTTTATAAATTGGTATTTTTTAGCACTTGCACTTAAACACAAATTAAAGTTTATAATTTGGAGCGGAGAAAATCAACACGGACAAATTTTGCGAGACTTAATACAGATGTATGCAGGAATAAATTTTAAACAATTAACACACGATGAAATAAGAAATTACAGCGCATATTTAGAACAATACTTTACATTTGTAAAAAACGACCGCTTGTACAAACACGAAGAATTATTTAAAATATTTGAACAAAGCGAATGCGACGTTGCACTTATTGACCCATTTACAGGACTTGACCGCAATATGACTTACGAAGGTAACTACCAATTTATGAATGCAGCACGACAATTTGTTAACAAAACAGGAATGACAATTTACATAAACACGCACCCGAATACTGAAAGCGGAAGAAGTTCTAACATTTATACTGAAGGAGACTTTAAAGGACATTTAAAAGCACCGTTAAAAGACCACGTTGAAGGTGGAAAAGCATTTACAAATCGTTGTGACGATATGATAGTAGTTCACAGACTAATAAAGCACGATGTAATGAAATACGTTACTTGGGTTTCAACTGAAAAAATTAAGGATATTGACACAGGCGGAAAACACACTGGACTAAACGACCCTGTTTATTGCGAATATAATTACGGTTTAGGTTTTAAAGTTTACGGAAAAGACGTAATTTCGGAATTTAGACCAACAACAAAAACTAACTTAAATATTTTTTAAAATGGAAAAAGAAAAATTGTATGTTGTTATGACTTCAGGTGGCAGAACTTCTATGTTTTTAGCCAAGTACATTAAGGAAAATACAAAATATAAAAATGTTTTATTTGTTTTTTTAAATACAGGAAAAGAAAAAGAAGAAACACTTGCGTTTATAGAAAAATGCGACAAAGAATTTAATTTAAATGTAATTTGGTTAGAAGCAAAAATAATACACGAAAAACAAATTGGGACAACTTATAAAATAGTTAATTTTAAAACAGCATCAAGAAATGGTGAACCATTTGAAGAAATGTTAAAAAAATATCCATTACCAAACAATATGGCTTCTAATTGCACGAGAGAATTAAAATTAAGACCTGTTGAAGCTTTTATTAGAAATAATTACAAAGACTTTGACGTTTATAGAATTATTGGAATTAGAGCAGACGAACAACATAGAAAATCAAATAATGCAACAAACGAAAAATTACTTTACCCGCTTTGTGATGAAATAAAAGTTGACGCAAAATTTATTCGTAATTGGTGGGAAAACCAAACATTTGATTTAGAGCTAAAAGATTATGAAGGAAATTGTGATTTATGTTTTAAAAAGTCTTTAAAAAAAAGGTTAACTATTGTAAAAGAAAACCCAAAAATTGCAGAATGGTGGGAAAAAATGGAAAATAAATATAGTTCCGAAACAATACCAAGATTTGATTTAAGAACAAATAAAAGCATTGCAGAAATTAAAGAATTAGCAAAAAAACCATTTACACAAGCAAAAGATTTACACGAATTGTCTAAAACACAAATAGAACTTTTTAATTTTGAAACTGATTGTTTTTGTAAAGCAACTTAAAACTAACTTAAATATTTTATAAAATGGAACTTGATTTATTGAGCAGTAGAATAAACTTAAACCACACTTGTTTAAAATTACAAGTAAGCATTGATGAAATAAAAACCAAACATCCAAACCGAACAGATTTAATAAGTTCAATGGAGCAAAGTTTACACGAAATAAAAAAAGCAATGTTAGTTTACCAAACGTTAGAAAAAGAATTTAGAGCGACAAGACAAATTAACTTTGATTTACAACACATAAATTTAGAATTAAAACAGGATGTAAAAGACTTAAAAAAAAATATAGAATTTAACAATATGGAACTTTGAAAACACGAACTAAAAAATGTTTTAACTGCAAAGAAGAATTTACACCGTTCAGCACCTTACAAAAGTTTTGTTTAAAAAACGAATGTATAAAAGCAATGGTTGAAACACAAAAGTTAAAGGAATGGAACAAGAAGAAAAAAAAGTTAGTCGAAAATTTAAAAACTGCAAACGACTATTTAAAAATAGCGCAACAGGTGTTTAATAAATTTATTCGTGTTCGTGACGCTGGACTAAATTGTATTTCGTGTAACAAGCCTTGTAAAAAAGAAAACGCAGGTCACTACTATTCACAAGGTGGACACAGTAACGTAAGGTTTAACGAAGACAACGTACACTTGCAATGCGAAGCTTGTAACACTTATTTAAGTGGCAACCTGTTGAACTATCAAATAGGTATAGAAAAACGAATAGGAGCGCAAAGATTAATGGAACTTCAGGCAAAAGCACACGATGTAAAAAAATGGACAAAAGACGAACTAAAAGAATTAATTGAAAAATATAAACAAAAACTAAAATGAATTACAACAACGACTTTAAACACGATTTAGAAGTAGGACAAGTTTATGAAAAAGAACTTGGGAACTTACTGCAAAAAAAAGTAGAAGTTAAACGCGATTTTCGTTGTTTAGAAACTAAAAACGTTTTTGTAGAATATGAAAGTAGGGGCAAACCTTCAGGAATAGCAACAAGCGAAGCCGACTATTATTGTTTTTGGTTCAGCGATGTTCACTGCGTAATTATAAAAACGAACAAATTAAAAGAACACTGCCGTAAATGGATAGGAACAAACCGCGATGTTTTAGGCGGTGACAATAACACAAGCAAAGGTATTTTACTACCAATAACAATTTTTTTTGAAAATATTTATTAAAAATAGTTGTTTATTAAATAACTTTATTTATATTTGCATATATTATTAACTTAAATTATTTAACTATGAAACATTTATTTAAAAGTTTAGCAGCGTTCCAGCAAGAAGTTCCTGTTATTCACAAAGCAACACAAGGTTACGGCTACACTTACGCAGACTTACCGAAAATTTTTGAAGTAATTAACCCACTTCTAAAAAAGCACGGATTAGGGTTTACACAATTAATTAACGGAACACAAATAGCAACTTGTTTATTTCACGTTGATAGTGCTGAAAGTATCGAAAGTAAAATTGACATACCACAGGGAGTAATTTTAAAAGGAATGAATGAGTTCCAAGTATTAGGAAGCGCAATTACTTATTTAAGACGTTACGCTTTAAGTTCAATGCTTGGTTTAGTTACGGACAAAGATACCGACGCTTCTGGAGAACAAGTAAAACACGAACCTAAAAAAGCAACCATAGACAACGCACGTTTTCAAAAAGCTATTGACGCAATTAGCAAAGGAGAATATACAGTTGAAGAACTAACAACAAAGTTTAGTTTAACACCTGCACAATTAAAAACGTTAGAAGTATGAAAATACGTTGTTCAGCACTGGGGCGGTTAATGACCGCTCCACGCACCAAGACCGAAACATTAAGTAAAACAGCAAAGAGTTACATACAAGAACTAGTGCTGGAACACAAGTACGGCATTAAAAAAGAATTTTCAAGTAGATACACCGACAAAGGTTTGCAATGCGAAGACGAAGCCATTAGTTTGGTAAACGATGTTTTAGGTTTAGGATTTATATTTAAGAACGAAGAACATTTTAACAACGAATGGATAACAGGAACACCTGACGTAAACACGAATGATGTTTTACTTGACATTAAATGCAGTTACGAAGCTCACACGTTTCCGTTCTTTGAAGACGAAATACCTACAAAAGATTACTACTATCAATTACAGGGTTATATGTGGTTAACAGGCAAAACCGAAGCACTACTTTGTTATTGTTTAGTAAACACACCGTTAGAAATAGTTGAAGACGAAGTTAGACGTGAACATTGGAAACAATTTAAAATTGACGAAGACGCAGAAATTAGGGAATATGTAGAAAAAAAACATAACTTCGACCATTTGCCAGAACAAACAAAAGTAAAAGTCTTTAAAATAGAACGTGACGAAACAGTAATTTGGGAAATACAAAACAAGGTTGAAGAAGCAAGAATTTATTTTAACAGTTTAATAGAAACAATATGATACGCTATAATACTCTATGATATGAAAGCAATACTATTATTTATAGTAATTATTGGATTACTTTTACCTATCGCAATACTTTTATGGAAAATGTTAATTGATGAATTTAAAGGTAAATAATATGAAAGCAATACTTGAATTTAATCTACCTGAAGAAAAAGACGAATTTGACT